TGCAGATCAAGAAGAAGAAGTACCGTTTCCAGTTTCTTGATCTTGATTATCTCGAGGAATCAGAAGATTACGGAACAAGTAATGTAGTTGAAGTAACATATTCAAATACCGGAATGCCCGCCTAGGAGACGCAATGCCTGGTGATCCACGTTTCAATATTGAACAGTTTCCCCCGTTTCAACCCGCATTACGCTGCATACTTTCTATTACACAAAGTAACCCTATGGTTATTACCACGAGCTTTGATGGGACAACTGCAGGAGACAATCAATATGATACGGGATTAATTGTACGTATTTTTATACCTCGTGGATGTGGGATGCTTCAGGCCAATGGATTATATGGACCCATAACAAAGATAGATGATAATTCATTTTCAATGGATTTTGATTCGACCTATTTCGATCCGTATGTAATCCCCGCGCAGCCACCTGCATTGGGTGCATTTGGTATGGTGGGACAAGTAAATCCCATTGGAGAAGTAGGAAATACCGTGCAGCAGGCAACTAGAAATGTATTGCCAATAATAAGGTAGGGCTATGATTTTCTGGAATAAAGCAACCTATGAACAAAAAATAGATCGATTAAATAAATTTTTCAACAAACATGTTATCAAGAAAGATATTAATGAATGTTGGGGATGGAAAGGTCATTTATTACAGGGCAGAGGTAAGCTTCTCTTTAATACTAAGGCAATTCAGGCTCATCGTGCATCCTGGATGATATATAAAGGGAAAATTCCTGAAGGATTAATAGTTTGTCATTTATGTGATAATAAAATTTGTTCTAATCCCAATCATTTATTTCTTGGCACAAAAAAAGACAATTCAATAGATATGGCAAGAAAAGGAAGACAGAGATGTCAACTGTTATCTATGTATGATGTAATTGAAATTAGAAAAATGCTTGGAAATAAAATTATGGGAAAGAGTATAGCCAATAAATTTAAAGTTTCCGTTGCAACTATAAGTGATATAAAACTTAGGAAGACATGGAATCATTTAAATTAAAATTGCCCTATTAACTTGTAGGAGAGTAGTAATGGCAACGACAACACTCGCAGAGATACGAAAAAAAGTAAGAAGGCTAACACGATCACCCTCTGAAAATAATCTCACTACTGCGGAATTAGACCAATATATAAACACCTTTATCTTATATGACTTTCCACAACATATACGGATCTACAATCTTAGATCAACATTTATCTTTTATACACAGCCCAATGTGGATACATACGAAACAGAAACAACAGATGTAAATGATGCGCTCTATGATTTCAATAACAAGGTAATTGCGGTACATCCATCGGTGTATATATCGGGATATCCGGTTACGTATACCCAAAATAAAGATGTATTTTATGGTAATTGGCCGAAATACAATCAAATCACCAATCAAATAGCAGTTGGCGATGGAACTACGGGACCATTTACCGGAACAATAACGGGATCACCATTTTTACAAAATAATGTCATTATTACGACTATTGGCGCAAATAATGAAGCCATGACCGTGGTAGATTATCCAACTAACAATGAAGTGGGTGTTTTAAGTTATCCAAATATTACGACAGTCGCTACAAATCTTGGATCCATTAACTACCTCACCGGCGCATTTTCAGTAACCTTTCCTAATAATACAGTCAGTGGAAATGTTATCACCTCAGAAGTTGTTCCCTACCAAACGGGAAGACCAACGACCATATTGTTTTATGATCAGAAGTTTACCGTGCGTCCAGTTCCTGATAAGGCATATCCTGTTGAAATGCAAGTCGATATACGCCCAACTGAATTATTAGGACAAGATCAAGAACCAAACCTACAACAATGGTGGCAATATATTGCGTACGGGGCCGCTAAAAAAGTCTTTGAAGATCGTATGGATATGGACTCTGTCGCGCAGATAATGTTTGAATTTAAAAAACAAGAACAACTAGTTCTTTCTGCGACATCAACCGTTCTTGCTAATGAACGAACTTCAACGATATATACAAGAAAAACTCAATGGAATTATGGATGGTACGGCCCATTTGGTGGACCATATTAAGGGTCTTTGACCTAAGGAGATACTATGTTAAATAACGTTCCAGTACCTGGTCAGACACTTGGAAATTCAAGAGATCTTATCAATGCAAACTTTGCCGCGATTAATACGGCCTTTGGGGTTAATCACGTAACGTATAATGATGGATCGGGCAATCAAGGTAAGCACAATATTCTCGAATTAGTAGTTCAGGCAGCAGTCCCCACATTTGCCGCAACAGAAACAGGATTATATAACAAAGTTCCTGCCGCACCATTCCCTTTAACCACCAAGCAGGAAACATTTATCCACACACAACACTTTGCAGGAGCACAAGATGTTCCCATGACTGCATCTATCTTAAGTACTGCGACTCCTGCCGCTGGAACAGGATTATGGACCTATCTTCCTTCAGGAATAATTCTTATTAGTGGGAATGCAGCAGCCACTGGCCTTCAAACAGTTACATTTGGCGGTGGAACAGTTCCTACATTAACTGCAATATTGAATGTTATGGTATGCAGAAGCACAGGGGGAGCCACTACTGACACCGATACAGATATAGCTTTTGTGGATATAGTCGCTGTTAATCAATTTAGGGTCTATGCATCTAAAAGAACAACGACCGGTTCAGCTACTTCTTCTTTTAGATATATGGTATGGGGATATTAACATGGCATTCGACCGCTTTATGATTGCCCCCATTGCGGGCGGTCTTCAAAAAGATGTTAAACCTTGGTTAATTTCTAACGATGCTTTCGAGCAATTAAACAATGCATACATATTTCGTGGTCGAGTAAGAAAGAGATTCGGCTCAAGTCTCATGAATCAGGGAGTTGCGGTTGAAGTTGCACAATTATCATCCCGATTAAGAATTGCATTAACAGGTGGCGCAGCGGTTGGAATAACTGATGGTGCGGGTAATGCTACCGGAACAGTTCCTGGAATATTATTTAAAGTGGGACAGCTTTTTTCTATAGGAACTCAAATATTTACCGTATCGGTCACGGGTGCTCCTGGTGCAATGCTTAATACAGGAATTGGAACAGGGACTTATAATACTACTACGGGGGTATATGTCTTTGCTGGGGCAACTCCATTAACACAGATTTATTTCTATCCCGCTGAACCAGTTATGGGTCTTATACAATATGAAGATGGAACTTCACTTGCTGATCCCACCTATGCATTTGATACTCAATTTTCCTATCAATTTACTTCAGGTGCTTGGGCAAGATTAGGGACTGCGGTATGGACCGGAAGTAATTCACAATTCTTCTGGGGCTGCAACTGGAGAGGTATTGCTACGACTGATCGATTATTATATGTCACCAATAATAATTCGGCAGACGGTATTAAATATTGGAATGGCGCAGTATGGGCAGTACTTAATCCATTAATTGATTCGGGCGGTGTTAATAGGTTAATTACCGCAAATATGATCGTCGTGTATAAGAATAGACTTGTTGTTTTAAGCCCTACAGAAACTACCGGAACTTATACCAATAGAGCGAGATATTCTCAAGATGGAGATCCCCTAGATGCCCTTGCACGGAGAGGTGATATTCCGGCAAGGGGCAATTCTATTGATGCGGACACCCATGAAAACATTGTTTCGTGTTGTTTTGTCAAAGATCGGCTCATTGTATTCTTTGAGCGATCAACTTGGACGCTTGTATATACTGAAAATCCAGCACAACCATTTACCTGGCAACGAATCAATATAGAACTTGGCGCAGACTCGACCTTTTCGGCAGTTCCCTTCGATCAAGTAGCCTTAGCCATCGGAAATGTCGGTATACATCAATGTAATGGACAAAACGTTGATCGCATTGATGATAAAATACCGGATGATGTATGGAATATACATGCTGGTACCAATAGTGTTGCTCGGGTACATGGAATACGCGATTATTTTGCAGAGCAGGTCTATTGGACTTTCCCCAATCTCGATACCAATTCATTCAATTCAACATTCCCAAATAAGATATTAGTTTATAACTATGTAGCAGGAACCTGGGCATTTAATACAGATTCAATCACTACATGGGGATATTTTTATGCAGCATCACAATCAGCAATAAATTGGGATAGCCAGCAGACAACATGGGATGATACAGATGTTACTTGGGACTCGGGAGTTGGTCAGCCGTTAAATCAAGATATCATTGCGGGAAACCAAGAAGGGTTTGTATTTGTGTGTTCATCTGATGATTCATCAAATGCAGCTGCATTACAGATTACAAATATTGTAAATAGCTCAGGAAATGTGTTAGTAACTGCAATCAATCATAATCTTGATGTCTCTACCCATGGCAGCACGCAAGACGATCAGTCTCAAGAAGGTGATTATGTGTATCTGCAGTTTCTTAACGGGTTAACCGGACCATTTTCGGGAATATATCCCGTAATAAGCGTGGTAAGTGCGGATCAGGTTATTATATTAGCTCCCGATATATTGGCAGCATTACAATTAGGCCAAACATATACAGGTGGAGGCACTATTGCTCGGGTATCTCGTATTGATATTATTACCAAGCAATTCAATTTCTATGTCAATAAAGACCGCAACGCGTATATACAGAAAGTAGATTTCTTAGTTGATCGTACCGATGAGGGCGCAATAACCGTTGATTATTTCCTTGGATCAAGTTCAGAGGGAAACCTTTCTGAGTCAATTACTAATGGATCTATTGTGGGTACCGGAATACTTGAGACAACCCCATACACGCTCTATCCACTTGAAGCAAAACAGGATCGCTTATGGCATCCGGTATATCTTCAAGGCGACTCCAATGCCATACAGTTGCGTATCTATTTAAATAATGATCAATTAAGTAATTTCAACATAGCCACTGAGGGATTTGAGATCCATGCAATGTGTATATACGCAACGCCAACAGGATCAAGGCTTCAATAGGAGAAACAATGTCCCAGTTAACTAATGCAGGAATATATTTAGCCAATAGCCCCATATTAGATGTTGCTCAATTACAACAAGCAAATGTTAATTCTGCTGAATTTAAAGAACTTTTAGTTCGGCTGTATTTTACAGTAGATAATATTATTCGGGTAATAAATAAAAAGGATTCTGCTCAATATATTACCACTGAATTCAATACGGGCGGTCAATTATTTTCGACTACCAATAATGTAAATAATCAGCGGCCTATTTTTAGAGCAACGGTAAATTGTGGAGCATTACCCGCAGCGGGCATGAAAACAATTGCTCATGGTATTGCAGGCATTGGAACGGCATATTCAGCTCTTAAGATATATGGAGCAGCAACAGATCCGGTATTAGTTAATTTTATACCACTTCCCTTTGTGTCAGCAGCGGCGGTAGCAAATAATCTTGAAGTTTCTGTGGATGCAACGAACGTGTATATTACGACCGGCGGAAATAATTATAGCGCATATACGATATCTTATATTGTGTTTGAGTATGTACAATTCTAGACTAAAGAAAATGGAGGTATAACATGGCAAATTGGGCAGGCGGTGTATCGGGGGCAGCTGGTGGAGCATCATTAGGCGCAACTCTGGGAGCAATATTTGGTCCTATTGGAACGGCAATTGGCACAGTTCTAGGCACTCTTGGTGGAGGAGCCGCGGGATTATGGGGAGGTAGCGCTGAAAATGCTGGTAAAACGGGAAATGAGGTATTTGATTATCTTTTTGGGACCCCAGAGGGACTCCAAATGCTCAATCAATTTTCACCAGAGCAGCAAAAGCAATTACATGAATTGCTAAACCAGGGAATGAATCAATATCAAAATCAGTACGCAGGATTTGAGCCAATTAGACAAAGAGAGATCAATTCATTCAATCAGGAAATAGTTCCCGGTATTGCTGAGCGATTTAGTGCGAGCGGAAGAAATGCCTTATCTTCGGGAGCATTACAATCACAACTTTCTGGAGCTGGCTCAGATCTTTCGCAGCGTCTTGCAGCAATGCAATCTGAATATGGCATGAAAAATAGAGATCAAGCACTTAATGCAATGAGGTTGGGTCTTCAACCGATGTATGCACGTGGTGTTGAACAACCCGCACGACCAGGATTACTTGGAAGACCCGAAGTTACCAAGAATATCGCGTCAGCTCTATCTGCGTACGCAGGGGCTGGTAAGGGTCAAGGATTTAATGCATTTAATCAGTCATTAGCTAATTCATGGAAATAGGTGATATATGCCATCAAATGCACAATTTTTTGGACAACAAACAGGACAAATGATTAACGATGTCCTTGGCGAAATTGGTCAACGCAGACAGATGAAAAAACAATCTGATGAACTAAGAAGTATATTTTCTCCACAAGTAGCTGATACGCTTCTTCAAATCCCTGAACAAAATAGATGGGATGCAATACAATCACTGACCGGTAATTCAATTCAAAAACAAAAACAAGAAATAAATTCCGCTAATGATCTTGCCCAAGAGGGAATAAAGAATGGACCTATTAATCCCGAAACACTGAGTGAATTAGTAAGTCCGCGGACAAATCAACCAATTAAATCACCAAATAGACCAAAGCCACCAATAAAAGTAGGATCTTATACGAGAACTTCAGATAAGAAGTTGATAACTTCTGATATGACTACTGAACAAAAAATTAAATCTGTTCCTTTGCAGCCAAAAAAGCTAAAATCAACCCCTACGAGCGCTAAAGATAGATTTAAAATGGCTTCAGTAAGGGAAGATGGAACAAGACTTACGAAAAAAGAAATGAATGAAGATCAAAAGAGAATTGATGAACAATATAAACCATATATAAAAAAATTATCTAGTGAAAATGATGCAGCAGATTTTGCAGGACCACGACTTAATAAAATGAAAGAATTGATCAAGAAGGGCAATCTTCCTGTTTCATCTATTTATAAAATATTAAAAAATATTGAAGATCATGTGAGTCCCGCAGTAGGAGCGTCAGCAGGAGCCGCTATCGGTGGAGCGCTTGGTCATGTGGGTGGTATTCCTGGAAGAGCTATTGGAACTGGTGCAGGATTAGCAATTGGTGCTGGAATTGGCGCAATAGTTCAACCAGTTGCGACACTTTTAAGGCACGGTCAAAAATGGATAAGTTCTGATACTGAAGCATTTGAAAAACTATCAGCGGGTTTTTTACGTGGAGCAAAAGATATATTTGGTGGAAGATTTACCAATGAAGAAATGAAAGCATATCTTGAAAGCATTCCTACGCTTGCTCAAACAGATAAGGGAAAGCTTGATGTTATTCATGATATGGAAATTTTTAATAAAGCGGCAAAAATAAAATATAAAACAGCACAACGTATAATACGTCAAAATGGTGGCAGAATACCTTCTAATCTTCAAGAAATTGTTGAAGCTGAATCTCAGGAACAACTTGATCAATTATCGGATATATTTCGTGAAGATATGATTCAAGAATAAAAATAATATATATGCCTACTAATTTAATTTTTTAGTAGG